TCAGGCCAGGGGGGCGAGCGAAAGGGGAAGCGAGAGCGCATGCGTACCCTGTTGACGAACCTGGAACATCGCGCCGGCGTTGGAGGAGTAACGGGCGAGGACTGCCGCCTCGATGCGGATTTCCGGTGTTTCGGTCGTCCAAAACGCTATGGGAGCATCGAGCGGCCCGAGGGTCACGAGGTAGCGTTCGGCCTCTTCTACGAGTGGCACGTCCACGCCATCCCGCCATGACCAGCCGCCGCGTGCCCGGCGCGCCCACGTGAACGTCCATGAACCGTCGGTCGAGATGATACGGCGGCCATGGGCGGGTGAAAGTGGGCGCAGGGTGATGCCTGCGAGATGGACCGGCGAAGCCACCGGTTCGGCATCCGCGCGCCCGAGCGCAAGGACCTGCCGGTTTGGAGCGGAGCCGAGCATTCCTGTATCGACAGCAGCCAGTCCGGAAACCATCATTACGAATGCCTCTCCTTCAGCATGGGATGCGATGGCGTGTTCGGTGCCGCCACGGCCGCGCAGCAGGCCTTCGAGCCGCCAGCGTCCTTGGCCGAGCGGCGTCGCGAACAGGAACTGGACGATTTCCTCGCCAACGAGCGCCAGGTTCGCACCCTCGCCGAGAAGGGACGTATCGATGCTCGCCAGTTGCATAGCTGGATCGATGAGCTGGACTTCAAGCTGGCTGCCGCGATCGAGGAGCAGTGGATCGCAGGGGGGCAGGGTCGACAATGCCGCGCCCATGACTGCTCGCGTTCGGCCACTGGCGCCGAGTGGCAGCAGAGCGCCGTTGCCCCGGTCGGCATAAAGTGCGGCACCGTTCCATCCTGCGGCCGGCGAGGAGACGGCGGCGAGCGTGCGAACCGTGTCGGGCGAGCCCGCGGTCGGATCGAATGGCAGTTCGAATGCGGTGATGCGGGTTTCGCCGGAAGGGAAATCGGGCGCGGGATTGCCGCGTCCGGGGTCGGAAGTGAGCGCCGGAGGCGTCGCGGCTCCTGCCGGCAGGGCGCGTTCCAATGACAGTTCGACTCCGCCGTCGCGCCATTCCCATTCGCGGATGCGCCACTGTCCGGCGATGCCCGGCAGCATGACGAGCGCGCCGGGGGCGATTTGCGCGTCGAGTTCGCAGGTGCGCCACGATATGCGGTCGCGGGTCCAGTCGATGCGGCGCGCGGTCCGCTCGATCAGGGCGCGGGCGGTGGCCGCGTCGAGGGCGGCGGGGAGATCGATGGCGCCGGGTTCGCCGGCAACGGGCCGTCCGGTGGCACGCTGGAGGCTGGCCTGGTAGTCGCGCTCCACATCGTAGTAGCGCAGGATCGAGGGCGGGTTCACGCCCGGCGCCGCGCGGTGGCGGGTGAAGCCGGTCCGGGCGCCGAAATCGTCGTCTCCGGTCGTTACGGCGGCCTCCGGCAGTGCGATGGCGGCGGACTGTCGCCGGTCGCGGGCGATAACGAGATCCTCGCCGGAAGCGTCCAGTTCGAGGGGCATGATCTGGGCAAAAGTCTGCAAGTCGGCGGCGGGGGTGCTTTCGCTGGTGTAACCGACGACGCCGGTGAGCGGGATGGTGCAATCGACCTCGTCGATAACCTCTCCGACGATGTCCTGCAGTGAGAAGTCGTCGTCGGCGATGATCTCGAAGGTCAGCGAGGGGATGCGGTTGTAGAAGCCCGACAGATCCAGGTCTTCGAATACCACGTAGGCAAGGCCCCGATAGGCAGGACAGCGATCCGCACCTTCGGCCGAGGCGATCAGCGGGTCCGCCGACTGGTCACCGGTGCCGGTGTGGATGCGCAAGATCCCGGTGGCCTTCAGCTCTCCGTCGATGCCGCGCAGCAGCTGCCCGTCCGCCCATATCCGGCCGAGCCCGCGGATAGGTCGACTGGCGAGGGCGACGGCGAAATTGGCGGAGTAGCTATAGGTCGTCACCGAGGGGCTGGCCTTGCCGGTGCCCTGAACTTCGCTGCGCTCGACGAGATCGGTCGCCCAGATGACCGAGCCCGCCGTGCGCATGCGCCCGAAGTGGCGGGGGATGACTTGCCCATAGGTCGAGGTGGTCACCGCGAGGTCCTTGAGGCGCGGTCCTTCGCGGCCGGTCGCGCCGAACAGGGCAGTGTCGAACTGGCGACCCACCAGCGAGCCGACGGCTCCGCCGAGGGGGCCGCCCAGCATGGTGCCGAGACTTCCGAAAACGAGCGTGGCCATGTCAGTTTCCCGGATTTGAGGTGAGGCGCCAGTGGTGCAGGCGCGGCCATTCGGAAGGCAGGCCGCCGTGAACCACCCGTCGCAGCCCCGCATGAGCATGGACCACGCGCGCGGCGCAGGTCGCGATGGCGAGGTGTAGCTGGCAGGCGGAAGGGCGGATCATCAGCACGTCGCCGGGGACAAGTGCCCCGTCGACCGGCTCCAGCCCAAGGCTCGCGAGAGCCGTCCAAGCAGAAGGAGCCGTACGATTGCGCAGCGGATAGCCGTTGGCGAGGCGGACCCTACGACCGGCCCGTGCGAACGCGGCCTCGATGACGCCGACGCAATCGAGGCCGACGCCTGCCTCGCGCCCGTGCAGGCGAAAGGGCGTCCCGACTAGCGCCAGGGCGGCCGATGCGAGTTGCGCCCCCGTCATTGAACCGGCCCGGGATAGCGGGTGCCGTTGGAGATCTTGAGGAGGAAGGCGCTGCCTTTCTGGGCGGGCATGGTGAGGCTCCTTTGGTGAAAGAGAGGGGGGCACGCAGCGTCGCGTTGGACCACCTCGTCCGGCTAGGCCCTTCGGGCCAAGCCTCCCGGCCCTCCCGCAAGCGGGAGGGGTTGGGGGTGGGCCTGTCGCAACCTGCGCGTGAAATCAGTCGTCACTGCGCCAGCAGGCGAAACCTGTATTCGAGCAGGATCGCGCGGCGGGTTTCACCGCGCTGTTCGGCGCGGGCGCGCAGGAACTGATTTGTCGCGATCTGGAAGCCCGGCTGCACGCGCGGCAGGCTGTCCACTCGCGCTTCGATGGCGGTGACGAGGTCCGCCGCCGCATCGGGCGCGTCGCCCCGGCAATGCAGTTCCAACGCCACGCGGACTTCGCGGCCCGGCGCGGTCTTGCAGCTCCAGTCGGTGCTGGCGCTGGACGCGATCGCTAGCCAGGGCAGGCTGGTACGAGAAGGCGCTTCCTCGACCACCGCGTTGAGGTTCGCGACAAGGGCCATGTCGGCGGCCAGCCAAGCGATCAGGGCAGAGCGAAGGGCTATTTCCATGGCTTATCCTTTCGCGAACAGCGGCCAGACGAGGCCCGCGCGGCGCCAGCGGCTATCATCCTGACGGGCAGCGAGGCGGCGGCTGGTGGCCCAGGCCACGGCGAGCGTGGCGGCGCTGGCGGTCAGCCGCCGGGTGAGGGCGTCAAAGTCGGTCTCGGCGTTCATGCCCCCGGTCATGACAACCGCATCCGGCGCCACGGCCGCCACAGCGCGGCGACGGAGGCAGGCGGCAGAGGCGCGGCACCGTTGCCGTCACGCTCGCGGTGCTGGTGTGCGGCGAGGCGGACGACGCCGTGGCGCAGCGGTTCGGGCAGGGCGTCCCACTCGGGCGCGAGACCGGCGGTGAAGCGCACCGCGACGCGGCTCTCCGCGCCGGGCAGGGGAAGCCGCAAGCGGCCGGTGCCGTCGGCGTCGAGGTCCGCCTCCCAGCTGCCCGACGCGAGCGGGGTGCGGGTGCCGTCCGCCGCGATCGTCTCGACCGAGGCGATGGCCTGAACCGGGCGCGTCGCCAGCCTGTGCCAGAGTTGGTGCCTCTCGGCGCGGGTGGAGAGCACTTCCTCGCACTCGGCCTCGATCGGCAGGGAGCCGGTGAAGGCCTCGCAGGTGTCCAGCGCGGCGGCGAGCAGCGCGGCCAACGGGGCGTCGTCGGTGGCGGTGGTGATGCCCAGCCACTGCTTCAGTTCGGCCAGCGCCGGGGGCGGCAGCGTGGCAGGGGTGAGGATGACCCGCATGGTGGGTGTCTCCGAATGGAAGGGAGCGCCGTGTCCTTTTCCCGTCATTCCCGCGAAGGCGGGAACCCATCTCCTGAGGGTGCCTGTCGAACGGGCATCAGATGGGTCCCCGCCTTCGCGGGGATGACGGGGGAAAGGAAAGCGAGAGAGGTCGGGGCGATGGTTGGGCAAATGTCACCCGCGCCGCCGGGAGGGGAAACGGCGGCGCGGGCGCTCTACCTGCGGGGCGTCAGGTAGAGATGCGCAGCAGCTTGATCGCGTCGGAATCCAGCACCTGCCCGCCGATCCGCTTGGTCGCGTAGAAGTGAACGAAGGGCTTGTTGGTGAACGGATCGCGCAGGATCGAGGTCGCGGTGCGCTCGGCGATGAGGTAGCCGGCGCGGAAGTTGCCGAAGGCGATCGGCAGGGCGTTCGCGGCGATGTCGGGCATGTCCTCGGCCTCGACCACCGGGTAGCCGAGCAGGCGGTTGGGCTGGCCTTCCATCAGGCCCGGCTGCCACAGGAACGAGCCGTCCGCCGCCTTCAGCTTGCGCACCTGTGCCAGCGTCTTCGAGTTCATCACCCAGCTTGCGCCCTGACGGTGCCCGGCCTTGAGCGAGTGGACGAGGTCGATCAGCTTCAGTTCGGGCGAGGTGTCGAAGCCCGCCGCATTGCCCGAGACGATGTGCTGCAGCTGGCCGAACGTACGAGCACCGTCGGCCGAGGCGCTGGTGGTGCCGGTCAGGAAGCCGCGCGGCTGGTTGGTGCCGGTGCCGCTGACGAAGGCGGCGCCTTCGGCGCGGGCGAACTCCATCGCGATCTCGTCCGCCAGCCACGACTGGATGTCGAAGGCGGCATCGTCGAGCATCGCCTGGCTCGCCGCCGGGTTGGCGTAGAGTTCGCCGGAGGGCGGGGCGATCTCGGCGAAGCTGGGCGTCGCGGTTTCGGGGCGCGCGGCGGTCTCGCTCACCCAGCCCGAGGCGGTGCCGCCGGTGGTGATGAGCTTGCGGTAGCCCGCCGTGCTGGTCTGCACGACCTGCGCGATCGCGCGGATCGGGCTGATGTTCTTGAGCCGGGCCGAGATCAGCGCGTCGATCTCACGCGGGACGGCATAGCCGCCGTCGGCCAGGGCCGCGCCGGAGAGCGACTTGAGTTCCGTCTCGCGGCCCGAGCGCAGGTAGCCCTGCACGAAGCTCTTCACTTCGAGCGAGGGTGCGGCGCCCATGCCCTCGATCAGCGGCCGCGAGGCAGCGCGCGAGACGCGGTCGAGGCGGGCCTTCACGTCGTCGACGTCGGTGCGAAGGGCCGTGACGGCGGCGTCGGTGGCATCCTGGCGCGCGACTAGGTCGAACGAGGCGTCGATCGCCTCGACGGGAGCAGTGGATTCCATGGGGTAGGCACCTTTCTGTAGTGGGGAACTTGATTCAGGCGATGAGATGCACCCGCGCGCCGTGCTGCATCGGGTGGGTGACGAGGCTCACCTCGAACAGCTCCACGTCGAGCAGTTCGCGGCCCGCATCGGAGCGGCGGCTGGCGCGGGCGCGGTAGCCGAACGAGAGGCCGGTGACCGAGCCGCGCTTGAGGGCAAGGCCCGCCGCGCCGTCCGGGTTGTCGATAGCGGCGACCACGCGCAGGCCGCGCGCGTCCTCGGCGGCGGTTTCGACCCAGCCGATGCGCAGATCCGGGCGGTGCTGCCAGTAGAGCGGGATCGGATCGCGGCGCTCGGCCAGCGAGCGGGCGAAGGCGCCCGAGCGGATGGTGTCGCGCCCGGCGTCGGGCTGGCCGAACAGCGCGGCGTAGCCGGCGAAACGCATCATCGCAGCAGCTCCGTCGCGCCGAGGCGTACGGTCAGGCCAAGCAGCAGCAGGGCGAGGGCGCCGCGCATGATCCAGCTGAGCACCGTGCGGCGCGCGCTCGACTTGGCGTCGCGCCAGGCCTGCAGCAGTTCGCGCAGTTCGCTGACGTCCTGCGGGGCGGTGGCGTCGCCCAGGCCGATGCGTGCGAGCATGCGCCGCGCGCCCAGTTCGCTCGCTTCCTCGACCACGGCGCGCAGGGTGACGAGGTCGCTCCCTTCGGAAGCTGCCTGGGCCAGAAGGCCCGCGAGCATGTCATTGGAGCTCATGATTTGTTCCTTTCATCAAGGCCCAGAAGCGCACGCTTTTCGGCAGGGTCGAGGAAGTCGGCGGAGCTGACCTGCGACCACAGCCGCTCGCGGTCCTCGGCCAGCGCGGGGACGCGATCGAGGTCGATGGCGAGCGCCGCATCGGGGAACCACGGGGCAAGGCCCTCGCCCAGCGCGGCGAAGATCTTGGACGCCAGCGGCAGCAGGGTAAGCCGCCACAAGGCGCGGTTGGCCTCGCGGTAATTGTTGTAGGTCGCGTCGCCCGGCAGGCCGAGCAGCATCGGCGGCACCCCGAAAGCGAGCGCGATATCCCGGGCAGCAGCGGCCTTGAGAGTGGCGAAATCCATGTCGGCGGGCGTCATCGCCATCGCCTGCCAGCTGAGGCCGCCCTCCAGCAGCATCGGCCGCCCGGCGTTCGCCATGCCCGCATAAGCGGCGGTGAGTTCGGCCTTGAGCCGGTCGAATTGCTCGCCGGTCAGCGCGGCACCGTCCGGGCCTTCGTAGACCAGAGCCCCGGAAGGCCGCGCCGCGTTCTCCAGCAACTGCCGGTTCCACGCTGAAGCCGCGTTGTGCGTGGCGATCGCCTCGTCCGCCGCACACAGGCACCCGGCGCCATAGTGGTCGTCGCCCGGATGGAAATGGCGGATGTGGATCACGTTGGGCGAAGCGTCCTCGTCCAGCAGCGGGATCGACAGGCGGCGACCGGCGACTTCATAGGCATAGGCGGCAGGCCAGCCGTCCTCGCCCGCGACCACGCTGACCCGCTCGGGCCGCAGCGCGAACAGTTCGACCGGACGGCCGCGCGCGTCCTTCATGACCTGCACATAGGCATTGCCATGAAGCAGCAGCTGCGAGGCGAGCGTCTCCAGCAGCGACTGCCCGGCGCTGGTGTCGGTGACGAGCGCGGCCAGCGCCGCATCGGTAGGCTTGAGCGGCGCGCCGCCGATGCCCTCGGCGACAAGCCGTACGGCACGCTGGGCGACCGGGTTTTCGAGGTACGCGCGGCGGACGGCCTGCGTATATTCGAAGGGGGTACGCCCGTCGCCGGTCTGGTTGAAGAACCACGGCGATGCCGATCCGCGCGCGAGCACAGGTCGGTCACTTGCGCCTTTGAAAGCGGCGACGAGCGATTCGAGGAAGGACACGGGAGAGGGTTCCTTTCGAAGAGGGAAATCAGGGAAGGGAAGTCCTGGGACCATTGCCCCAGACCCCGGACTGTCGTCGTCGTGCGCGTAGCGGCCTCAGCCCAGATGGCGCCGCAGGCTATGTCTCCCGGCTCACGGTGGGCGCGGGACGAGGCGGCGCGCGGAACCTCGACGGTAATGGGGGTGCAGGGGGGCTATGCTCCCCTGCGTTTTTCTTCAGGTAATTCGCACTTTCGGCTGCCCGCTTTTCCCGAGCATCAGTTCGCTCAAGGCCCAGACGAGCGCGTCTGCCCGGTCAGGAGAGCGCCCCGGTCCCTGATAGTCGCCGCCTGCCAGCAGCCCGCACATCTGGTCTTCCAGTGCAGCGAAAGTCCCGGCGTGGCGCACCCGGCCCGCTTCGTACAAGGCCGCGACCGGTTCCGCCCTTGCCGTCTTGCCCCGGCTGGCGTGCACCAGCTTGAGCGGCAGCGATACTTGCGCCGCGCGCAGCACCGAGGCGACCATCGCGCCGCCCTGGTTCGCTTCGGCGACGACGCGGTCGGCGTTCCAGGCTTCGGCGGTGGCGGCCACGGTGCGTGCCCAGCGTTCCGGCCCGGCTTTCTCGACCGAGGCATCGGCGAGGACGTGCGCGGTGCCGTTCGCCGCAAGCCCGGCGACGACGATGCCGCAGGCGTCTCCCCCGGCCGAAGCGGGGGGATCGACGGCCACGATCACACGCACCATCTCGGGCGCGGCGTCGATGCGGCAGGTTTCCAGCAAGGCGCGCGACCACAGCGCGCCTTCGACTTCGGCGATGAGTTCGCCGTCCAGCTCCTGCCTTCCGAGCAGGGTGCCGCCGTACGTCCCGCGCATCGCGTCGAGGAATTGCGCGGGCAGGTTGGCGGCATTGTCGAACGTGCTGCCCTGCGTCATCGTGACGCGCTCGGCCGCGATCAAGCGCGTCACCAGCGGCACGCTGCGCGGCGTGGTGGTGGCGACCACGCGGCAGTCGGTGCCCAGGCGCAGGCCCATCATCAGGTTGTCCCATGCGCTCGTGGCGCGGGCGGAGGCGTTGTCCCACTTGGCGATCTCGTCGCACCACGCATGGCTGTGCTGGGGGCCGCGCAGCGATTCGGGCTCGGCGGCGGAGTAGAGCGTGGCCTGCGCGCCGTTCGGCCATGTGAGGCGGCGCAGCGAGGGTTCGAATACCGGGCGGCGCCATGGTGCACCGACGTTGAGTAGGCCGCTCTCGCCCTCGACCATCACGGTACGCGCTTCACCGAGATTGGCGGCGACGAGGGCGATGCGCGCGGTGGGCTCGGCCTCGGCGATCGAGGACGTCCATTCGGCGCCGCAGCGGGTCTTGCCGAAGCCGCGCCCGGCCATGACCAGCCATACGCGCCAGTCGCCTGCGGGAGGTCGCTGCTGCGGGCGCGCCCAGACATTCCAGTGCCACGCCCATTCGCGGCGATGCTCCGGATCGAGCGCGGCGATATGCGCCTCGATCTCGGCTTCGGTCGCCTCGCGCAGCCAGTCGTAATCAGCCATTCGCGGCGTCCTTCGTCTCCGCGCTGCGGCGGGCGACGACCTGGCGGCGCAGCTGTTCCAGCTTGGCGTCGATGGCGGCGCGCACGACCGCGACGTCTTCGTTTTCACGCATTGCCCTTTCGCGCGCCACGTTCTCGCGGTGGAGGCCGAGCAGGCGCAGGGCATTGGCGTTGTCGAACTTGACCGCGCCGTCCTTGTCCTCGCCGAAGCGCAAGCGGTGGAGCACTTCGAGTTCGAGGTTCTGGTAGCCTTCGAGCAGCGCGGTCTGCCACTTGCGGGCGAACTCCGGCTCCATCCGGCGCACCTTGTAGGCACGGCTGGGGTGAGCGCCGGCGATGGCGGCCGCGGCGGTGACGTTCGAGGTTTCGGCCAGCGCGGCAAGGAAATACTTGCGCCAGTGCTTGTTGAGGTCGCCCTCTTCCTCTTCCATTAATGCGGCGCTGATCTTGGTTCGCGGACGGCGCGTCTTCGCGCCGGGCGAAGCCTGCTTCGGCTCGACCAT